ATGGCCAGACAGGCCCTGATTGCTGCCAAACGCAGAGGTATACCCACATATTTCTACAACAACGAAGAGGCCTGGCGTAGTCTGAACACTGCTCAAACTGTCAAGCCAGTGCTGCCTGGCCAAGATCAACTGCGTGGATATGTGTCCCGCGATTATATGAAGCCTTGGATAGAACTGATTCGAGCCAACAGCAAAGATCAATTGAGCAAAGACGCCGACAAGATAAGATATAATCTACAGTATACCTACAACCGAGAAGAATCTGCCAAGAGATTGTTTGTGGATCTATCAAATGCTCGTAAACCCAGTGAAGATCTTGATCGAAAGCGTGCCTCCACAATTATTCGATATATGCGAGGGCAGGGATTTACCAAGGTGTCAGAACTGGTTGACGCACTAGCCGACAAATGGAAAAGTATAGAACAGCAGAGCAGAACAAATTCCTCTCCAAACTAAATATACAATAATTTCAAGGTGTTGATTTATGGCCACTAAAACTAAAACCAAAACAGGCATTAAATTTGATCCGTTTCAGCCCAAACCAGATCAACCTTTGACCAACCCCAACAAACCCAAATCGTCAGAGCGTGACTCCAGACCTCAAGGTGAAACTCCCAAAATAAACCGTGCCAGTGCCAGTACCACTAGGCAGCGTGTGGGGCAGATCACGCCTACAGACGACATGCGCGATATGTTGAATCGAATGCGTGACATCGAGGCTGATCCCGATGATCCTGGCTATCCCAATGAAGAGCCCACAAGAGAAATCACTCAGCCAGCGACATCTAAAAATCTACCAGCTGTGATTGGTGGAGATATGATCTCTGCTGGGTATCAAAATCCCGAATGGCACACAGTGTCAAGACTGCCCGGCAATATGGCTCAAGGTATACGAACCATGGGTCGTCAACTGTTTAGAAGTTTTACCCGTACTCCCACTGACGACATTGTGGTCGTTGCCAACGTTATGGGAATGGGACCCAATACCAGCCAAGAGATCAGTGCTGTAGTGGGATACCTCAGAGATTCGGGACAAAAAATCGCCACCGGCGACATTGACTTTGACAAAATTATTCCAGGATACACTGCCGACATAGTTCAGTACAGTGCTGGCGGTGCTAGATTCTTGGTGGTTAGAGATCAATTCGGACAGTACATCTATACTTGGCCCGAAAGTGACAGTGCCGACATTTCGGCATCTAGGCGATTGAAGTAAAAATGAGAGCGAGAGAATTTCTAACCGAATACCGAGATACTCCCCCATTGTCCTGGACCAAAGAAGTCACCGACGACCCAAAAACTGCCACATATGAATCTCAACTTACTCCCGATCACAATCTCTACATTGGCATACATCCCGAACTGGCTGATCGAGAGGACATCACATACAGTATCTATACCATTGACTGGGGTCTGCTGTCTGTGGGACATGGCAGTGTGAGTTATTTCCCGCACAGTAATCGTACAGCACAGGAACGTAGAAAACACATCAAACTGATCAATAAAATATTAAGCACAGTCAAGGCCGCGGTCATGGATTTCTTTGTCACTGTAGAACACCCCATGTTTATTACTTTTGAGCCCGCAACAGCCAAACTGGGCAGTGTCTATGACAAAATGGTAACAGATGCACTAACCAAGGATCCTTATTTTTCTCAATTTGGTTATGTCAAAGTCGATTACCGAACCATGGAACAAAAATTCTGGGAAGTCAATGGCATAGACACTGACAATCGTAGTGTGTTGATGTTGTCGGGCAATGCGTCGTTTTGGGTTAGAAGTTCGCTACTACAATAAATAACAATATCACCGGAGATCGGCATGAATTCAACTTTGACAATAAAAGAGTATCAATTGATACTAGAACAAATAGAATTAACAGAAGAACAGAGGGATTATGTTGGACAAATGCTGACAGAGGGATTGTTGGACAGTATCGGGAAAAATACTCTAATTGGGTTTTTAAAAATTATCAAAGTATTATGGGACGCCGGATGGTACACAATTGCTCATCCTATTAAAACTGTAAAAAACATTTATAGTGCCAGTAAAACGGCTATTAAAGCTGGTCTGGCAGCAGGAGCAGCATATGGTACCTACGCACTCAAACCCATAGTCGACGAAGCATATATGATATGGCAAATAGGACAAAAAATTTCAGGGGCAATTGGCCAAATACAATGGACTGATTTATTAAATCCTTTTAAATGGAAAACTGCAATTGAACCTTTAAGACAGTTACCTAACCTGTCAAATTGGGCCAGCTTAACTTTTGAACAAAAGGTTGCTATAGCAGAAAATATGGGACTAAGTTCAAATGCATATGGAGATGCTGCCAGAAAAATATTTGAAATAGCCGGTCAATTTGCTCTAGACAATGCCTGGGTTATTCTAGCCTTAAGTTTGACTGTAATAGCAGCCAGATTTATCAGCAGATTTGTCAGCAACAAATTAGAGTCTACTATACAAAAACTAGAAAAAGAAAAAAAGTCAAACAGTGATCAAAATGTTGTTTCTGATCAACCAGATATAAAAAAGTAAAAACAATGAAAGTTTTTGACCTATTTCGTGAAAATGATTCAGACCACCGGAGTGAATTGGCACGAACTGGGTTTTGGGGCCGTGCTGCTGCTGGAAGTATACTGATTGCTCGCGACACAGGTCGTGTCTGTCTTGCACATCGCAGTCCTGATGTGCAAGAGCCCAATACTTGGGGCATGTGGGGCGGTGCTATGGACTCAGGAGAAAGTCCCGAACAAGCAGCACTTAGAGAACTACAAGAAGAAACCGGATACAGCGGTTCAGTGAATCTACAGCCTCTCTGGACATTTGAACACAGTTCGGGTTTCCGCTACTACAATTTTCTAGCCGTTGTAGACAGTGAATTTAGACCGCGTATGGATTGGGAAACACAGGACTTTGAATGGTTTGATCTTGCTGATACTGATACTTGGCCTAGTCCTTTGCATCCTGGTGTGCAGACATTGCTGTCTAGAAATGATGTACAAAGAAAATTGATGTTGGTGATCAAAAATATCAAACAAGATCAAGAACCATTAAACGAAAAGTGGAGTGCAAAGTATAAACGTTCGATCAACTGTAACAATCCCAAGGGATTTAGTCAAAGAGCACATTGTCAAGGACGTAAGAAAAGTAAAATCACAGAAGATATCGAAAGCAGAGACAATTTCTTATCGGTGATGAGAGATCTATTGCCTATCGCAGTAAAGGTTCTAGAGTTGAAATCTTTGCCCAAGATTAAATTGTTGAGCAATGGCAATAAAAGTAGACCCACCTTTGGCTACTTTGATCAAGATCAATATGTAATTAGTTTGGCTGTACAAGACCGTCATCCCGTTGATATAGCCAGAACATTTTGTCACGAGTTGGTGCATTATCACCAACATATAACTCAGGGACTGGATCAGAACAGTGGTGATACTGGTAGTAGAGAAGAAAACCAAGCCAATTCAGTTGCTGGTATAATCCTGAGATTATTTAATAAAAAACATCCCGAATATTTCAATAATTCAGCAATAAATATTCGTGCTGATGAAATCGTAAATGAACGTAAAAAGAAAAGAAAAAAATCAAACAAAGCTCAACCTGCATATTACGGCGGTTATTGGGGATTTTATAATGATGAATCAAACAGCAGCGATTCAGCAGATGGCGGTGGTGTAGAGGAAAATAAAACATGAGATATAAAGAAATTCGATCTATAAAAAACCAGCAACTCGACGAAGTAGCACCAGTGGCAATGGCACCAGCAACTGGGTCTGCTGCGGCTGCAACTGCTGGAGTAGCTGGAGCTGCTGCTAGACCCACCGAACCCGGTGCATCGAATACAGCTGGTACGGCACGGTCCAGATTAACACCTGCGGCATTGGCCAGAGAGCTCGAAAATTTACCGTCGAGATTGTTTCCTTTTGCCACTGGAGTTAAAAACGTTGGTCAAGCTATCTATAATAGAGTTTTTCCCGGATCAAAACCCGCTGAACCAGCGAAACCTGCAGCAGCACCGACGAACGCAGCACCAACAGCATTACCCCAGGGCGAAATAGATAGAATTTTGAGTGCTTCACAACAGCAAAGAGCAGTTGGAGATTCTGAATTAGCTCGATTTAATAGAAAAGAACAAGCAAATCGACTTCAACAGGCAGAAGCTGATCGAGCGATAGCACAAAGAAGAGCACAAGCAGAGCAAAACTATTCTGATGCAGTAGAAGCCGGTGATCGAGATTCGATGGCTACATATCGAGCTGAATTAGCAAGACTTCAACAGTTGGCAGGTAGTACACAAACAGATGGAACTCAAGGAGAAGTAGAAGCCAGGCGGGCAACTGCATATGATAATGCCCTAAATGCAACAGACCAGCAATTAGGCAGGCTGGCTCAACAAACTGCTGACACAGCGGCTAACGCAGCAGCAGACAGACAATTAATACAAAGAACTCAAGCAGAACTCAAGAGAAGAAATGATGCTGCTGCTCAACAAGGGTATGCGATCAGTCAAGCAGTGACACGTGGTCAACAAAGCGATAGAAGGGAACAAGCTGATCAGGCTCAAGCAGAAAGAACCAGTCAAGATAGAGCCAGTGACGGTCAATTAATACAAAGAACTCAAGCAGAACTCAAGAGAAGAAACGATGCGGCTGCTTTAGCAGGAGCCGAAATCAGTGCTCGAGTAAGAGCTGCACAACGAGCTGCTGAAAGAGATACTGCTGCTAATGCCAGAGACCGAGATGAAGGTGCAGTATTCAGAGCTGCTGAAAGAGATACTGCTGCCGATGCCAGAGACCGAGAAGAAGCGATCCCATATCAAGGCGCAATAACTGCGGCTCAGCAACGAGCCGCAGATTATGAACTTGACAAAATTCGACGTTTATCTCAAGCTCAATCAGTGCCAATAAGCGGAACACAGCCCGAAGATAGAAGGACTGCACCACCTGTTGCTGTACCAGGAAGTACACCTGGGGCATCTACTCAACCTGCTAGTGGTGCAGTACCGGGAACTGGAGTAATTAGTCCGCCAGTTGCAATACCTACACCTGTTACGGGAGCAGGTGCCGCAGCGGTTCCAGTATCAACAACGAATGTTCGAACTGCGGCACCACCGGTTGCCGCAGTTGCTCCTCCGGTGGTACCTCCTGTACCACCGCCCCCGCCTGTAAGACCAGCTTCTGTAATCGCCGGCGGAGAAGAACACGCTACATTAAGCCAAATAGCTCAAAAATACGATACCAATGTAGATGAGTTGATGCGACTCAATTCAAATATTCGCAATGCAGACGCCATCTATGCTGGGCAAACGATTAATTTACCATCTGCTGATAAACGTGTTGGTGGAAGTGTCTATGCAGGGGGAGTCGGAACAGCATCTGACACAGCCGCCAAAGTAGCCAGTGGTCAGTATCAAGACTATTTCAGTGCTCAACGATCAGTACAATCAAGTCCAATACCCGAGCCTTCTGCTGGTGGTAGTCAAACCACTGCTGGAACATGGTCATCAAATGCAGTCAAAGAAAGTTTGAGCAGAATTCAGCAGTTAGCTGGAATCAAGTAAACTTTTTGTTGTTTTTTAGCAACACCTTTGTTTTGTTGTCTAAAAACAACGGTTGACATGCCCTTCAAACTCATGTAAAGTGCTGATACTGCGTCCGAAACAGACAACAAATTTTCGGTTGACAGTAAACTTATCTTTTGTTATAATTTGTTTTTGAAGGATCAAACATGTACAAGACTTTTCGTGTCAACTATAGTGTAGGCAAAACTGATGGCATGGGGTTTACTCCAGGCTCACGTACTTATTTGTTGGAAACTGTGGTCACCGCCATCGATGCGGGACAAGCTCGTGCCATGGTCGAAGCTCAAAATGGCGGTGAGAAAAACTGCCGTGTCAACTCAGTGATGCCAATTAACGGTTGACAAGCCGATTTGTTTCTTGTATAATTGTTTTTCAACTGTAGTAACTCAACCCGTTCTCAACTAGGAGTTTTTGTATGTTCAAAGTAGCTGGTGTTTCTACTCGTAACGGTCAAGCCAAAGTCCGTTTTGCCAATGACATGACTCGTATCAAAGTACTGGTCAAGACTGGTCACACTGATATCAACCTCATCGAGCTTCCTGAAGCCATGAACAAGCCCGCAGTGGTGTCTTATCTCAAGACCACTGAGCTTTATGCCAATCCGGCTCTTCGTGAAGCCATTGACAATGCTGATGCCAAGTACAATGGATCAGGTCCTGTTGTTGATGATGACGATGACAAGCCTGTCAAGCCTGTCAAGGCTGTGAAGGTCAAGCCCGACATGGACAAGATTAAGGCTCGTGCAGCCAAGACCAAAACAGAGGTCACCAAACCGGCAGCAGAAGTAAAAAAGTCCACGGAAGCGGAGACCGTCTAAAGTCCAATGAGGGGACTGGTGCCCCTGCTCCGAAAGAGTTCCGTCTCGCTGATGGCCACGTACTACATATTGGAGAGCGGGTTGAGCTCAAGATTCGATCCCGCGATGACACCATCTACAGCACCACTGGCCATCGTGATTGGACTCTTCGGGGCACTGTGATTCCACGTTATACTTGGGCTGAAGCAGACACCATCTGCCTTCATACTGATTGTGATAACGTGCCCAACCGCGTGATCAGCATCAGCAAGATTCTCAGTGCTCAAACGCTGGGATCTGGTGCTGTTGCTGAAACGCCACAGATTCCCACTTGGACGGTTGCAGGCAGTCGTGGATCAGTGTATACTGTGCGTATGCAGGATAAGAGATTGACTTGTAGTTGTCCCGGTTACCAATTTCGTGGTCATTGTCGACACGTTGAACAGATACGTGAACAAGTAAAGGAAGCAGCATGATGTCTACACCAGATCAAATCATTCGTGATCTTGAAATTCATAACAGTCGCATCAACAAAGAACAAATCGTTCTTGCGGCTGCTGAAGATGGCAATGAAGAATTTTTTGCTGGTGTTCGTCTGGCTCTCGATTCCACGATTACGTTTGGACTAAAACAAATTCCTGAAAAAACCGATGCCGATGGCTCTGGTCTGGATTGGGACACATTCTCGTTGATCATTACAGGATTTGTTTCTCGTAACCTCACTGGCAATACTGCTCGTGATGTGGTTGCTGATCTGATGCGAGCCGCTACCCAACGTCAATGGAACGATTGGTATCGGCGTATTCTGATCAAAGATCTACGCTGCGGTGTCAGTGAAAAAACTGTCAACAAAGTAGTCGAAAAGCGGTGGCCTAACTGGGCTGTTCCGGTTTTTGGTTGCCAACTGGCTCATGACAGCAACAACCACGAAAGCAAAGTCAGTGGTCAAAAATACATTGAGACCAAACTTGATGGTGTTCGAGTCATTACCATTGTTTACCCCGAGGGTCGAGTAGATCAGTTCAGTCGCAATGGTAAGGAATTAGTCAACTTTGAACATATCAAAGCACAGTTTCTTGAAGTGTGCAGTGATCTGCCTGAGCCTTGGGTGTTTGATGGCGAGGTCATGAGCAGCAGTTTCCAAGATCTCATGCGTCAAGTACATCGTAAGGAAAATGTGAGAGCTCAAGATGCAGTTTTGCACCTGTTTGACAGTCTGCCATTGGCAGCATTTGAACAAGGACTGTGGACTGCCACACAAGAATATCGCAGTGGATTCCTTCGTAGTTGGTACGACACTCACCAAAAATCTCTGCCTAACATTCGCATTCTAGAGCAAGAGCTGATCGATCTTGATACTGA